ATGAAAAAAACCATCACAACCGTGTCAAACGTATCCTCGGGTTCTCTTGAATGTCTGGACATTTTTGGGGACGAGCTCACCATCGTGAATTGTGCGAGGGTATCCTTTGGTGTGGAAAAAGAGACGCTGGATACGCGCGACGAGAAGCTTTTGAAATACCTGGTAAAAAACAAACACTACAGTCCATTCCGTCATGTGTTTTTCCGTTTCAAGATCCGTGCCCCCGAATTTGTGCTCAGACAGTGGTACAAACACGTCGTGGGTGCCGAATGGACCTCGACTCATCCCTGCCAGTTACATGGATGGAACGAGATTTCGGGTCGATATGTCGTTCAGGACGACGTCTTCATTCCCACTCGGTGGCGTCGTCAGAGCGCGGATAACAAACAGGGCAGTGATGGTATCGTGGATTCCCAAGACGAATGCCATGCGCTCTACCAAAACGCCATGAATACCGTTCAAGAAACGTACCGTGGTCTGGTGGCCCTGGGCGTCGCCAAAGAACAGGCACGGATGTTGCTTCCTCTGAGCGTCATGACCGAGGTCATTTGGACATGCAGCCTCCAGGCGGCCATCCATTTTGTACAGTTGCGAAACGATGCGCATGCGCAGGAAGAGATCCGCGAGTTTGCCGTGGTCATCGAGGACATTGTCCGAAAAACATTTCCGATGACGTGGGAGGCGTTTCAGAAAGACGCAAACGATTAACGTTTCATAAAACAATGACGAACAAACAGAACGGCCAGAATGCCTCCCACGATTTGAGCAACAAAGTAGGCCCAATATTCATCTTTCCATCCATTGGCATAAGACGCTGCAATTGTGACGGCGGGATTGAAATGACCCCCGGAATGTCCTCCGAATTGGTAAATAACGATCGCAAGTGCGACACCGATCCATAGGGGGGCATAATTCGTGGTTGGTTTTTCTCCTTTGAAATTAAAGGCGGCAAAGGCGATGACGAAAATAAACAAGAAAGATCCAATAAACTCTACCAAAATAGCTTTTTCTTGTTGTTGGTTCATTTTCCAGTGAACAATAATGATTTTTAATCTAAAACTATAAAATAATAAATTTTGTGAAAAAAAATAAAAATAAAAAAAATAAAATATTTTTATGTTACCATAAAAGAATGTCATCATCCCCTTATATGTCTCAGAGGTCGGTGGTCCAAGGAATGAACCAGCCCGTTTGGGCCGCGACTCCGGATCGTATGGGTTACCTTACCCGTTATCCTCATTCCGAGGCTCAGACCGGAATGGGTCGTCAGCAGCAGCAACAACAAACCATGGAAGGTTTCTGCAGCAGTGGCAGCGGTGTCAACCAGTGCCTCGGCGAGCCCGTGCAGACCTCTGTCGTCAACACCTCCAACACGATTTCCGGATGCCCCACTTGTGGATCCCTCCGCGAAGCCTTCCAGGATCGCACGCATTATGATCAGTATATGTTCAACTTTTACAATAGCAAGGTCCTTCCTAAACTCGACACCAACCTCTTGAATCTCAGTTTTGCCAAGTAAAAAAACACCACATACAGACTCCCCATCGTTTTTATTTTTTTCCAAATAAAAACCCATCCACCCCTTTACAAGGTATATTCATCCACCAGCATATGAACCCATTCGGTGGTTAACACATTGCCGATATTCTCCAGGTGTTGCAGGATCTGTTCTCTTGTTTGTGCATACTCTTCCGTGACCTCTCGTCTCAATTGTTGGAGAATTTCGGGGGAGGGTTTTCCGTACATGATTCCGGGGTGGATACATTGGTCACGGAAACTAAAGATGCGTGACTCAAAATACTCTTTTTCGGCCACCCCCGGAAGGTCGACAATGACCGATGCGCATCCACACAAGGGCGCAAAAAGAGAGTACATGCAATTGGGATCGAACGAATAAAAGACGTAGCATTTCTTAAAGATTTTGGCAACGTCTTCCAATGACGTATTCCACTCGATCCGTATCGCATCGGGAGGGATCGGATAACTCTTTTTCTTCTCGGCCACCGCTTCTGGTCCCCCCCGAATCTTATCCCCTTTCCTCACCGTATAACATACAAGCGTTCGTTCTACTCGGTGGGGAGGAGGAAAGGTCTTGGTACGAAAGACTTCGGGCACATACGGACACGACAGCGAATAGCCCCGGGCGTCGTGATCGACGACGCCATCCAGCGATTTTGGTTCCCAATAAAAAATCTTGTCCCGTTCACCCCACGTCGTCTCCACCTTTTTCGAAACATGGACACCGACATCCATCAACATCCACCGGATCACACGATCTACACCTAACGGGTTTCCATACACCACCTCGGGGTACACCACAATCACCTCGTAAGAATGGGAGGGATCCGATCGAAGCCGGTCCATATCCCGAAGACGCACGAACCGTTCGCAAAACGGATTCGTGTACGGCTCGGAGCCCAACGCAAACAACCGCGCTTCGACACAGGGATGTTGCAGATCGTTGATTTTTTTTGCCAGATGATGCAGGGCAACCGATCCACCAGAGGTGTGATGTAAACGTTGAGTATAAATCACCACCACGATGGGTTTAAAATCCAGTGGGTACCACCGAACCTGGGTCGTATTCACCACCAAATCTCTTATGCCCTTGCACTGCTGATAATGCATCAGCGTCTTTGGATCCTGAATGTGGTACGGATCCACTCTCCTTAACATTTGAAATCGAGTTTCCAAAGGTTCGCGCACACGAATACTTTCCTTGAAATGTGTCCACGGATCCCCCTTTCCAACGATATCGGGTTGATATAACCGATAAATATCCTCGTTGAAACGAATCGCCTCCCGGTCGTCCAGGAAATCCCGGTTCTCGGCCTGTCCAAACTTCCAAAAATGCATCGCCGCCTCGCCCAATTTCATATCACTCAAATCGGTATGCATGTCCCGGTAACGAGCCGCATCAAACCATGCCACCGGCAAATCGTATTTACGATTCTCCACGTTCCCGTGTCTTAAATAATGTGCAGTCACATGCGGTTCACCCATCTTCCCCAAATCATGATGCTGACCCCGGTACACCTTGGCATTAAAATCGTCCGGTAACCCGATTTGTTTTTTTATCATCCTTTTAAATCGTGACACGTTGTTTTGTTAAATTAAAAGTAAAAACTGAAAAGGATTTGAATTTTGAACAAAAATCAAACAATCAATCAATCAAATCCATCCATCCATGATAAAAAAACATTTATTGCTCACACTGGGCGGTGTAGAGAATAAGGAGGCGTTGCGATATTCGGTCGTGTTAAAAGAGTGCCTCACACAGATTATGAACGATATGGAGATGACGATTGTCGGAAAATCGTCGCACCAGTTCATTCCTTGTGGTGCGACCGTAGTGATCCTTTTGGCAGAGTCCCATTGTTCTGCGCATACCTTTGTGGACGAAAAGGAGATTTTTGTGGATTTGTTTTGTTGCCGGAATTTTAATGTCAACGGCGCCTTGGATTTATTTGTGCAACATTTTCAGCCACAAAACGTTCATTTCGAGTTGGTCGATCGGGTCTCTCCAGTTGGTTCCTGAGTAAAAAAATCCACGTGTGGGAAAAATGCCTTTCGAAATCCTTCCTTGCATTCCTTTTGGAAATTTTCGTGATCCGCATGAATGGTGCTCTGATTCTCCTCTGCCGTTGTGAACCACGGTGTCGTGGTCATGACCGCCTTGTATGTCTTGGACATTGGAACGGTATGAAAGACATTGTGATCCGACACATACAATTTTTCAGGAGACGTTGCGTAAAACGTCTGAATCATGGCTGGAACGGCGCCATAACGCACCGCGTATCCCAACGTCGTGCCATAATATCGGATGTTCTCCACCAAGCTCGTGGGAGAAAAGAATTCTTCACGCAACCGAAAGAGTCGTGAAAAACTGCACAGACCCACGTCGTTTTCAAGGGAAGAAAAGAGTTGACCGATAGAACACGGCCAGATCGCCCTATGGTCCAAACAAAAATCGTCTTCCAATACCAGAAACCAGTCCTGGTCGTTCTGATTCGCAGAACGTGTACTCCACGCCGTCTCCAACGCCTTGAAATGGCTGAGGGTGAGGGCGACCGTCTTTTCGTTATGATGAATATCATTCTTCTTTTTAATTTTTTCGGCCACTGCCCGAAAATAACGAGCCAGCGGCCATGACGCCCGGACCTCGGGATCGGATCCATCGATCGCGTCGATACGAACAAACCGCGCCTCGGGAATCACGGACTGGATCGTATCAAAAATCGAAAACATGGTCTCACGCCGCTTTGCGTCGCACGTGCGGTTAATCCAAAAGGTCTTCCGAGGCCATCCCTGCAACAAACACGACGTTTTCCAACCCACGGGTCGGTATAGTGTGGTCATGTTTGTCATCAACCCCGTATCCGACGCAAACACACGCGGTGGCATGACGCCCTCGTTCTCGTCCAATAATTTTTCAAGGGTTTGTCGTTCCACGACGGCGATTCGCGGGTCCTCATCCATTGTTGCATACGTGATGTAAAAACAATCTTCTTTTCCTGACGCAATGCCGAGTGCATATTCGATTCGATGTTGAGCACCGTGAAACGTAAAGGGTTTGGAGGTGCGAATACGGATCGATGTTATCGATTTTTGGCTGAAGAGATCAAGTTCCATCAATCGGTGCACGTACTTGCGCTGTTTGTTGTGCATAAAAAATACCTGGTGTACAAGACCCCAGTAGATGTTGTCCCCCACCGAAATCCAGGCACCCGATCCTCGGTAGGGGGCAGATTTGGGTCCGAAGAGGATAGATTCGTGGGGCGAATCAAGGGAGGAGGAAAAGGATTCATAAAAGACCATTGTGGGTCTAAACCCATCGTGACGAAACACCGAAGGATCGGGTGCGGTCATGATTTCATCGATCGAGAGGACAATCAAGGGATGAATGGAATACACAATCAGGAAAGATAAAGTCGATGTCGATGTCGATGTCGACGCCGATTGTTGCGGTACCACAAGAGGCATCCAATTTTTTTCGACGCGTTGTCCAAAACGGAGAGGAACGACTGTGGTCGATTCCTTGGAGGGATCCCATCTTCCCCATACCACGCCCGGCATTTTCTGATTCCACACGATATCACAGCAGTTGGCCAGAAAGTAGACTCTTGATTGTTCATCGACGTGGAAAAGCCGGACATCCTCGAGACCGCGAATCTTGGACAATTCATAAAGAGGTCGTTCCAGATCGTTGCCAATTTCTTTTGGTATCGTCGGCTGCGGCACCATGGTATCAAAAAAAGGTTCAGAACAGGAGAAAATAAAATTACGGGTCTCGACGATATTGGTCAATAGATCTCGACTCCGGTACGTCTCGAGATCATAATTCGCGGTTCTTATCGTCACATAATAACGAGATTGACCACCCGGAGAGGAGGAGGAGGAGGAGGATACAAATAATATCGAGGGATTCAATAAACGGAAACGCCGATCCTTCTTCATCATAGAAGAGGATAGACTCGAAATAAGCGGAATGCGGTTATCCGGCATCCAATGGGAGATGGAAAACGAAGACACGGTCGATATTCTGGGAATGTAGTACAAGAGATTTTTTAGGAGGAGCGGGTTGTTTTTTATGGGAATGCGACGATCGAGATCGATCCAGGTGTCAAGAATCCACGGATCGCCGTTCCAACGGATCGATGGATCGCTAAAGAAACGCTGGATCGTATACTCCTCCAACACCTTTTTAGGAAAGGTTGTTGTTTTTAACGAAGATAGACACTGGTCCACAAACGAAGGAATTTCGATCCACGCTACCAAGGAGGATAAACCAAGCGCCGTACACAATCCGAGAGCGGTTTCGACCATCCATTCTTTTTCTTGATACCGCAACAAGGGATCCCCCAATACTTCCAAGAGGGTCAACAAGAAAAATGTCTTGGTCGATTCGTCGCCTTTTTTCTTCATTGGATCCCCACCGAGTCGTAGCCGCAGACCCCGGATTCCACCTGTCCAAGAACGAAGGATCGGAAGCATGGATAATAGATTCTGAGGACCAACCATAAACTCCAATACATTTAAATTCAGCAACAATGTCACGGCGGACATTGAGGTGTGTTCTTTGGAAAGAGAGACGTTGCATGGTGGCACACCGATTGTGCAGGAGGAGGACACCGAAAACGAAGATTCTTCCTCCTGTCCAGAAAAGGTGGATAAGAAGGATTCTTCCTTTTCGGGAACGACATTTAAGAGCCAGAGATCGAGGGTGTCGTCATAGACGAGAGACGATTCGTCCCACAGCGTACCGATATCCTCGACGCGGATCGACCATAGGATCCGGACGCCATTCGGAAGACGCAAATAACGAATACACTGATTGGTTTGAAGAGGAAGAGGAAAATCAAGCGAGTCGATGTTCTTTTGATGCATTTGATGCATCCAACGATACGGAAGATTCATCCATGTTGGGTTAGATGACATTTTTTTATTTTTTTATCCAACAATTAATTGTTTATTTGTTTGTTCCGTTCCATTTTCTTAGAACATAAAACGATAAAACGATAAAATTTCAACAATTTGGCGTGACAATAAATGCTAATGAATGCAAGTCATACACCACGGTCCATTGTGTATATTTATTTCCAAGGACTCCCCTTGGGATATCAAACTGGTGCATGGCGTGAATCATTTGTTGCACTGTTTCCTTTGGTGTGGATCCAGGGTTGGTAAACGTTTTCATGAACCATGCCCGAACAAATCTCGACGGGGACGTGAAATCGCCTGGCAAACCCACGGCATCTTTCCCGTCATTCCCTGGTTTCAGATGAAGGTAGGGTTTCAGGTGACGAACTTGTTGGGGCCAAGGAGGGTTGTTGGTAAGAACACCGATCCTGTTGAGGTGGATCCGACAACGTCCATGAATGTATTCCACGACGATCGATTCTCCGTCGCGTTGCATGATATAGTAATGCGTACTCGTATCCACCCTGTTTCCTTCCCATTCCAACAAAGGCCCTTTCACAACACGGATCTTGTTAAGCAGCGCACGCACCTCCTTGATCGATTGACAGGACGACAAGATTCGAACGGGTAATTCCCATGAAGTGATTTGTTGTTTCAGGTAACGATCTTGTTCCGACTGGAATGTCGTATCCCCGCGTAAATAAAGACTGCCAACCACCAACCCCATTTCATTCATTCCATCGACCAGGTATCCAGGACGAATTCCAGTGTCCATCCCCACCATCGCGAAACGGCTCTTCCATGCGGCATGTCCGACCGGGGATTTGTTGAATTTGTGAGCCTTGGGAAAACGACAGGACTTGCTTTTGAAATCGGCATCCCATTCCATGGTGCGACCATAAACCCACGAATTGGTGGCAGGACACCGGATTTGCATAGCGGTGCATCCCATACTCTTTTTTTTTTTACACGCAAAAAAAAAAAATAAATCGAATTCGATGGTTAAAAATATTTGACACCGATAATCCCTTCAAAGTCCTTGTCAAATTTCTCGGTACAATCACCGGGTTCGACGACATCGACGGTGTAAATCTTGACATTGGTATTTTCATTCTCATGAAGAAGATTTTCTTGAAAACGGGATCGCATCACAAATAATTCTTTGATGGCATATTCTTCCAACGCACTGGGAATGTCCTTTTTATACAACAGGAGGTGAGATTCCCGAGGGTGATTGATTTTTTCAAGAACCTTGCCGAGCTGCCGATGAATCTCCAATCGTTCTTTTTTGGTAAAAATTTCCATCACTTCGGTCCACGACAATTCCTTGGGTATCGTCGCGACCGCCGTCTTGGGGGCTTCCAGTTTCTGAGAGATACCCTTTCCAAACAAAACAAAAGGCACATCGACCTTTGCCAGTTCGGATAAGGAAAGAGAACCCACCTCCCTGTGTTTATGCTGTGTGCCCTCCATTCGGACAAAACGGTTGTTGGATGCGACACGCACCGCATGAATTAGATGTTGCGGTGAAGTGGAATTAAAAACATCCTCCAGGTACAATTTTGGAATATCCTGGAACAACGCGTACGCCTTTAACGACCATTTCTCTACAAAGTTTCGCGGCACTTCGTAAAAATTCAGCGTGCCTTCGTTTACAATCCAAACACCGTGGAGCTTTGCGGTCATGTCCAGCGTTTCCATGTCCTTGAGGAACCGCTGGATATTCTGGATCACTGCCTTTCGTCGAAGAGGATCCACAATATCCTTGCTACGCCCCAGACGAGACCGAACACTGTCCACGACCTCTTGCTTGTCCTTGTCAAAGGCCATGATGGTCAAACCTTCCTGACCGTCTTTGTACAGACTAAGATCCATCGTTTTATATGTTTTATGTTTTAAACATTTAAATGTTAGACATTTAAATCACTTTCGACCTGGTAGGTAAGAATTAATTGCCACCACCACCACCACCACCACCACCGCTGTCGCTACTGCTACTGTTACTGCTCAAAATAATCGCTACAGCACGGTCAATGTTGCCACCAGAGGCTTTCAGGGCTTCGAGAATAACATCGTCGTCGCAATTTGGAAAGATTATCTTGAGATCAGAAAAAGAAAAGCCTTCTACGTCAGCAGGGTTGTCATCTTTTTGTTGTTTTTCTATAGGTACTGGTACAAGGTAACAGTAGTGTCCTCCTCGTCGGTTTGGGAAAAAGAGTAGATTAATGTTAAATTTATATCTATATTTACTTTTCAAGTTTGTTTTTATTAGTGTGACCTCATTCGGATATAACTGAAAAATGAAACAATTTAACTGGAATGCATAGGGTAAGATCCCCGGATCAATTATTATACCTTCTGCATAACTATTCGATTCAGTGACATAATCTTTTATGTATTCTGTAATTGTAATATCTTTATGTTCCGACAAAATATTTGTTCGCAATGTTAAACCGTTTGTAATAGGACTCCAATCTAAATGTTTTAGGATAAAGGATCGACACATCAGTCGAGCAAACAGTACAAGGCATCGATCTAAAGATTGTACAGGTCGGTATTGAACAAGTGACAACTTGCTCAATACCGATCGTACATCTTGTACATCTTGTACATCTTCTCTTCTACTTTCATTTATATCTTCCACGACTTTTTCCATGGTTTGTGGAAGCTTTTGGAACCATTTTTTTAACTTTAATAACATTTGTAAATCATCATCCCCAGTCGGTTCTTCTTGAACCTCTTTAATAACGGTATCAAGATTTTCAAATAATAAATCAAAAATTTGCTGGTTACCTCTATCATTAACAAGATTCTCAATCAATCCCAACATAAACGCTCTGTAATAACAATTACCATCACCTTTTATTTCTCGCCAATGGGTAAATTTGTGTGTGTCTTTTATAAGTTTCTGACCGGTTTGACCGATCTGATATCGATCGATAAGTGTCTGGATGTCCTGTTTTACACCAACGGGAGGCGTTTGCACATCAGCTGACAACATCGATAAGTCCTGTACATTTACCTTGATTATCGTGTTATTTTTCAATTCGGTGATGTTTGTTGGTTGACCATCAACAAAATCTAAAAAAACGAAACCACGTTTTCTCAATGCTTCCTCACATATTTCTTTAAATAAATGATCATCATCAACATTGTGGATAGAAATTGGTTCGGTAAAAGTTGTTTCGTTCGACTCAAAACTAAGAACAACTATCGGTAATTTCAGCACATCTACCTCGATCGTTATGTTTTTACTTTTTAAAATTTTATCACGTAGTTGTTTGAAAGTAGTTTTATTCAGCTTGTTATATTTAACAATAGCGAATCCATTTTTAGCAAATTCTTTTTTGCATCTTGTCTTGAATTTTTCCATCGTCGTAATATTTTTCAGAGAGATTCGTTTTTCTATGTGTTTGCTCTTGTCACGAACAGTGACAAAAACATCATCTTTACGACTCAATAACAATAGGATGGTATAAACCAAACTGGCCGTAATGAGGAGAAGAAACAACAAGACCAAAAAAGTCCATATTGATTGTTGTTGTTCAAACATTAAACAGCGCCAAGATTTTTTTATTTACTTCTTACTTGTTTTATAAGTTTTATAAGTTTTATAAAAAAAATATTTATATTAAAAATCTAATATAATTAGAGATTTAAGAAGAATGTTTATGGAAGCGGCGTTGGATCCTGTATCCACAACATTTTCGACTTTGGAACAGATACGAATCAACAATGGGGAGATGGTCAGACTGTATGAGAGAAGCAGGGAGGACCCGAGAGGATTTTTCTTGTCGTTCAACGAGGAGGTGTCGGTGTTTCTGTCCAAATTTCGGAGAGCAAACGAGGATATTTTGTCCAAGATGAATTTGTTTGTGTATTCGCGTCTGATGGAGCGCATACGTGGTGTAGATACCTATCTGGAAATGGAATTTGATAAAAGTCAACAAGGAATGGTGCGAACAAAGTACGTGAATCATTTGGAGCATCTCGACAAAATGGATGAAAAACGAAAGCTTCGGATGCAAACAATTGTACCGAATGTCATGAAACTGCTCCATGCCTTATTTTCGGAGTGTTCCGAAAAAAGGATCCGATTGGTGTTTATTTCCTTCAATGATCACCCCCACTTATGCAAGGAGTTACCGGTGCTTCCACTGGAGTGGGTGAATGGGAATTCGAGTTTTTTGAATCAGGTTCTTTCGGAAAGGATGGAAAAAAAAGGATACCCAGTGTGTCGGCATATGGAAACGGGGTGGGAGTTGTTAACGACGGTGTATCAGTTGCGAATGACGATGGATTGTGATTTTGGGCATCAAAAGGAGACGGTGGGGAAAGTATGCATGCGTCATCCAGAATCGTATAATAAAAATAAAAAAATGGCCAAGGTGTTCAATACGTCGGAGATAGACAAGTCGTGGTTGGTGCGTCTGGCGCGTCGGTGTGGGTTGCCGGAGGCGACGAGTGAGACGCCCCGAAAAGTGCTCTGTCGGTCTTTGAATCGATTCCAGGCCTCCTCCTTGGCATTGATATACTTTAAAAATTATTTTGAGGATTTCCTGATGGAGGGGTTGAAGAAGGATCCGAAATTTGTGGTGGTGATGAAGGGGGGATATAATTTGAAAATGTTGTTGGAGGAGAAATTTAAGGAAAACGTGATCCTGCTCACTTCGGATCTGGATTTCATGGTATGTCCGGTACGTTCGTCTGTTCCTGGTGGAAATAAAACGACTCCGAAATGGGGTGTCGAGAAGATATTATCAAGGATGGATAAGGAATTCAGGGCCTTTGTGGATTTGAATGAGTACACGAGGTCAAATTTCTTTTACAAACCGACGATTCTGCGGGGGGAGGAGAACGAACTGTTGCTTGCCATTATGCAGATCCGGTTCCGTGGGAAAGATTTTGCCGATTTTTCCCTGATGGTGAACGATCGTCATGGTGTGAAGATGGTGGACAAGACGCTGTCAAAACGGATCGGTCTTCCCATCAAGAAATTTGCGTATGCCGTCATGGACACCATGGAAATCATCCTCCGAGAGGTGGTACCAGGATTGGATCCACACACCTTTCATATCCGGAATCCATTTTTTGGTGAACGACCCGAAAAGGGAATCCGAGATCTGTACCGCATAAGACTTGCATGCGAAACCTTCTGTCAACACCCCAAGATCTCCGTCACTCATCGGAAAATGATTGCCGAAATATGCCGGTACAGCCCCCAGCTCACCTACCAGAACATTAAAAGAGTGACCACCTCGGGCCAAAAAAAAGACTATGATTTTCTCCTCGTGATTGCGAAACTCATCCAGAAATTTACCCATTTTCCTCCAGAACTACAAAACATGCTGCAAAAGTGATGATGGTTTAAAGACGTGTTTTTATATATAAAAATAAAAATATATAAACGGAATGCCACGAAGAGTGTTAACAAAGGACGAAAAAGATCAGTTGGATTGTACGGATTTTGATGATGCGTTGGGGGTTGGATTGTATCACTACAACCCTGCGACGTTGGTAAGAGGGTATACGAGCAATGGAGCAAATAATAGTAATAGTAGTAGGGAAGGGGATGGAAAAGGGAAAGAAATCGTCTTGCATCGTGGTTTGGTGGTGAATCGTCAGGATGAGGTATTGTACGAGTTCTTGCCGATGCATTACGAGATTGTAGCCGGAGGGGGAGATTTGGGTGTGTATAATATATTAGAGGAGGAAGGTGGGTTGGGTGCATTTGATGTGTTCCGGGCGGTCGAAGGGTCATTATTACGGTTGTTTTATTATGGGGGAAAGTGGTTACTGACGACGAACCGGAAGATGGATGCGTTCCAGAGTCGGTGGTCTTCGAAATATTCGTTTGGGGATATGATGGTGTATACGTTGAAATGTTTGTTCCCGTCACAGGCAGCGACAGAGGTGTATCCGTTCTTTTTGAATTCGCTGGACAAGACAAAACGTTATGTATTCATGATCCGTTTCAACAACGACAATCGTATTGTGTGTAGCGTGCACGATTTACCCATCAAGCACAGGATGATCCTCCTTGGTTATTATGAAAATGAAGATAATAATGATAATAATGATGATGGACGGGTAATTTTGGCCTACAACAAGTTACTGGACCACCCTGTACTGGGTAAGCTCGGAAGACAACCACCGCTGGAAACTCAGGAGACGCCGACGTCCGTGGCAGAGCTGGACAAATTTGTCATGGAACAGATCCAGCCGATGAATAACCCGGGAGTGATACTATTTCATCGGACGAAGAACGTGCAGTACAAGATTTTGCATCCGAGATATGTATACTTGGCGGGGTTGAGGGGAAACCAGTCCAATCTGGCGTTGCGTTACTTGGAGTTGAGGGCACAGAGAGATCATGATCCGACCCACGAGGATATACTGGAGTTTACAAAATTATATGAACGAAATGACAAGACTTTTCAGATGATAGAGAACGGGTTGATGGAAGTTGCCAAGAGGATCAATTACTGGTATACGGAGAGGTATGTGAACAATCGGTTCATTTCGGTGCCTTATCCAGAGTACAGCATTATGAAAAAGTGTCATCAGTGGTACCTCCAAGACGTAAGCAACCGTCGGGTCTATTTGCGCGTGGTGATGGACTTTCTGAAACGCGAATCTCCACTGTTCTTGTACCGATTCCTACACAGACTGCGTGATGAAAATCGAAGATAATGTAAAAAAATATCGAGTAAAAAAATAAAAAAAAAAAATATATTTAAGAATAAACAAAAAAACGGAAATGCAACAGGTCTACCAATCGGAGACGCAGACCCAGGCGTCTCATCCAATGGAACAACAGCCGCAACAACAGCCGGTGAAGAGGAAGTTCAAGGTGGTTCGCGTGAGTTCCAGGACACACGAGAAGGGGGTGCAGAATACATTAGGAATGTACAAGAACTATTCACCAGAGATGGCGGCCAAGAAGGCCATTTCAAGGATTTGTGCGAATTCGAAAATCCGCGGAAAATGTGCGCTCAATATCACCATGGTTGAAGAACTTTCGCCTGGTCACCATGGTAAGGAGTACAGTTATCACGGTATTCGTCACAAAGTGAAGGAACCCACGGTGCGTGTTCTTCCCGACGGCCGCGAGATCGTCTATCGTTACGCCGTAAAGATTCGCAAAGCAACGGCCGCCGATCTGGTGCCCAAGCCCCTCAAGAAGAAACCGATCCTTCAGCAGAAACCAACAAAGACGCCTGTTCCTGTAAAAAAGGCGCCTAAGAAGATTCCTATGCAAAAGACGGAAGTCTTTGTTCAAAAGGTTGTCCCACAAGCGGTGATTGTCCAATCGATTCCTACGTCCCAGCAAAAACAACAACAAAAGCAACAACAAAAGCAGGTATCCCCCCCTCCTGCCCATCAACAAAAAACACCAAAGCAAAAGACATTTTTACAAACGTTGGGATTTTAAACCATTGATTTTTAGAAAGAAAGACAAAAAGTTAAAATGTTGACTATAGACTATATGTACCCTTTTTTTTCCACTTTTACAAGGAAAAAAAAACACATCTCCTACAAACTGTGCGTTGCGCCGCACACCGCGCCTGATTGGAGGGGGGTTGGCGGCAGGGGGAGAGAGGGCTGTGCGTATGCGCCGCACACCGCGCCTGATTGGAAGGGTTTCCTGTTGACTTCCGATGACCACCGATGAATCTCCAAAAACACCAGTAAAACCCTGGACACAGTCCGTCGGTGCTCTCTGACGAGAGCCCTCCTTCCCCCCACCGGCGGGGGTATGTATTTAAAGAGATGAATGATAGGATTTTTTCTTTAAATACCCCTGCCGGCGGGGGGAGAGAGGGCTCCACAAGGAGCACCGATCGACTGTTGCCA